GGCAAGACACTGTTCTGCGGGTTTACAATAACAGCGGCGGGAGTATCGCAGCGGGATCACCCGTTTACCTGACAGGCGAAACTGGCGCGGTTCCTACCATTGCAAAGGCAACCGCATCAGGAACACGTGACCAAGCCTATGCGGTCGGTGTTTTACCGACAGCTATCGCCGATAGCTCTTTTGGCTTTGTTGTCACCGGCGGTATTGTTTTCTTCGACACAAGCGGCCTTACAGCGGGCGAGCGTGTCCATGTGGGGATAACGGCGGGAACAACTCAAGTTGATGCGCCCTCCTATCCAAACTATGCGACAGACCTTGGCCTTTGTTTGCTTTCCTCTGCGTCAAATGGTTGCGTATATGTCGAGATCGAGCATCACGCTTTTGAGGTTTTGCGTGTTACTGGTAACAGTCACTTCGGCGCGGATGTTACGGTCGCGGGAGACCTTACTGTTTTAGGGACGCAAACCGTTGCGGATAGTAACAATATCGCAATCTCTGGCGCATTTAATTATTTAAATCGTGGCGATACTATCGGAGACACCAACACGGGTTTCTCAGGCACGGGCTTGGACGATGGCGTATTGACCGGCCACTATACCGGCACGGCATCGAATAAGGTTTATTATGTGCAGATTGATAGCTCGCACGGCAACGATGATACCTTCAAATGGTCAAACGATAACTTTACCACAACGCTGGGATCAAACATCACCATCACGGGAAACGATCAGGCGCTTTCGGATGGTATAAGCATCAAGTTCAACGCAACGGGCGGCCATACGGTTGGTGATAAGTGGACAGGAACAGCGAACCCTACCAACGTTGACACAGGCGTATTTTCAAACCGCAACACAGGAACGAGCGGTGTGGGCTTTACCCATGTCGGTTGGTTTTTCGATGTGTCTGACGGGCAGTTTAAGTTTCTAAGCGCTTATGCCCCAAACCCAACCGGCACCATTGATCTTACGGATAGTTCAGTTGCTTACGCTACCATAAAGGCGGGAACCTTTATTGGCGCGTTGACGGGTGCAGTGACGGGGAACGTAACGGGCAACTTGACGGGTGACGTTACTGGGTCTGTGACCGGCAATGTTACGGGAAATTTGACCGGCGATGTCACCGGAGATACAGCGGGCACCCACACGGGGGCGGTGACCGGCAACGTGACCGGCAACCTAAGCGGCAACGTTACATCAACGGGCAGCAATAGCTTCGGCACGGTTGCGCTTGGTGATTGGACAATAACAGAAGATGGCAATGGCAAGCTTTCGTTTGCACATAGCGGGACGGTCAAGATGACGGTTGATGATACGGGAACAATCGCAGTAGCGAATGACGTTCTTACGGACGAAACATTCTAAGCTAGTAGCGGAGCGCGAAGATGGCTGTAAAAATTCAAGGCACGGTTGTTATCGATGACAGCCGCAACGTGGTCAACGTAGTTAATGTAGACGGGCGCGATGTTTCCGCAGATGGAACAAAGCTCGATACGGTTGAAAGCAACGCAGATGTCACGGATGGCGCTAATGTCGGCGCAGCGCTCACAGGGTACACCACAGAGACATCAATAGCTTCTGGCGACTTAATCCCCGTGTATGACACTTCCGCGACCTCATGGCGCAAGGCAGCGATCTCAGACGCTATTGCAGCGGGGCCAAAGGGCCAAAAGGGTCAAACAGGCGTTACGGGAGACAAAGGACAGAAAGGCGAAATCGGAGCCACGGGAAACACTGGTGCGACTGGTCCAACTGGACCAAAGGGTCAAAAGGGCGAGGTTGGAAACACAGGTTCCACGGGCTCTAAAGGTCAAAAAGGCGAGGTCGGCGCGGCGGGATCAAATGGTTCTAACGGAGCCAAGGGTCAGAAAGGCGAAATCGGGGCAACTGGTCCAACTGGTTCCACTGGTTCAAATGGCTCCAAGGGACAGAAGGGTGAGGTAGGTTCTCAGGGTATTCAAGGAGCAACGGGGCCAACAGGATCAACTGGTTCAAAAGGCCAAAAGGGTGAGGTGGGAAACACAGGCAGCACGGGGCCGACTGGGAGCACAGGGCCAACAGGCCCGACCGGAGCCAAAGGACAGAAGGGCCAGACGGGAGGCACGGGGCCGCAAGGTGGAACTGGACCGACTGGTGGGACAGGATTAACAGGGCCGACTGGACCCACTGGCTCTACCGGAGGCACAGGCCCGCAGGGCCAAAAAGGACAAAAGGGCCAGACAGGGAACACGGGTGGAACTGGACCCACCGGCCAAAAGGGGCAAAAAGGACAAACCGGCGCGACAGGCCCGACCGGAGCGCGGGGACCAACTGGCTCCACGGGACCGACAGGTCAGAAGGGACAGAAAGGCCAAACTGGTGCGACTGGACCCACAGGCGGCACCGGCCCGACTGGTGCGCGTGGACCAACCGGACCTACTGGCCCCACGGGTCAAAAAGGCCAGAAGGGGCAAACTGGGAGCACTGGGCCTACTGGCGCTCGCGGCCCCACTGGACCCACGGGGGCGCGAGGCCCAACTGGTGCGCGAGGCCCGACAGGGCCGACTGGCCCATCTGGTCCAACGTTTGGCTGGCAAAGTAAGGGCCAAAACAGCATGACCAATCGGGGCTTACGGAACTTGGGTAATTCCGCTAATGGAACAGTATTTACGGCTGGAAATGCTGGTTATTATTTCGTTGGATGGGGAAGGCAGTCAAACCCAAATAGAAATCATTGGGGTTTAAATACAAATAATTCTAACTCTTGGGTTATGCCTATGGGTTATATGAACATCGCTGGCGAATTTTCACCCGTCTTAAACTGCCCTATGGGTTCCCAAAACAATTATGCGACAGTCGGAACTACTTCTTCATTTGTTTACATGCACTATCAGGGCAGAGTAAACGGAGGCCAAGCTTTGAAGGCTAGTAAAGGTGGAAGTAATAGCAATAGTGATGGGGGTTATTATGGCACTAATTGGACATGGAACTCATAGGGGGTAAAAATGAGTGATGTTTTAGCAAGATTTGAAGGTGAAACGGTATATGAAATTCATGCTGTCGTGGTTTGTAAAAGAGATTTTGTGAACCCTTCACAGAATGTTTATTTCCAGTTTGACGCATCGGTTGATGGGGAAAGGCTGGCAAATAGAGATTATATATATGGGGCAAATACTGATGCAGAAATAGACGCTTTCTGTGCTCAGTATATTGCAGAAAACGGTGTCGCAGAAGCGGATTACCATACAGTAGAGGAATTAGATTTCAGTGATGAGACCTAAGATTAGGTTTAGCTTGGACGAAAGTTTCACCAAGGCTTTTCCAGAACCAGAAAGATCAATTAGATTTGCGCCAAAATGGTTCAAAAGAATAAAGGAAGATTTTACTAAGGACGGCTTCCCGATTAGGGGTGTTAAGGCTTGCATACCTTTTTTGGATGTAATGCAGTCTGGATTTATTATTCCTGCTTGGTGTGATTTTCAATTTGACCTTATTAAGCCAATAGAGGTTTATGCTAGTGGGATTTCTGATCCTGTGGCTATTGTAAACCCAAGGACTGGGTTAAACCCAGAATTTAAATTAGGGTCTGTGCTTCAAGATGGGTCGGTTATTTCAAGGATTGAAGAAGGAAAAATCCCTAAGTTATTTTTTACCAATGTTGCGCCCGAAGGTTTCCCATATGATAGTAGCAGCTATAACCATACCTTCCATCCAGTCTCACAATTAGAAGGTTCAAATATAGCAAAGATTTTCCCCAATAATGCTGTTGTCAATAAGTTTAATTCTCCTTGGTTTATTAAGACGCCAAAAGGGTATTCATGTTATTTTAAAAATCCACCAAATGTTTTTGATAGAAAGATTGAGCTTTTTGAGGCGATAGTAGACACGGATTATTATTCTGATAACACCATAAATTTTCCGTTTGTTTGTCGAGAACAAAAAGAAGGCATTTTCCACATAGAGGCAGGTGAACCACTCATTCATGTCGTGCCCTTTAAGCGGGAAACACTTGATAAAGAAATTGGAACGTTTGACCCATCAACAGGCTCTGCCAGAAAGATGAAAGGGATAATGTCTTTTACGGACCGTAATAGGTATAAAAAGCATTTTTGGTCAAGAACTAGGGAGAAATAAATTATGCGGATAAATTGGCAGTTGTGGCGCTCAAGGGTCACGAAAGAAACTTGTGAGCAAATTATTTCAAATGTTCCAAGCACACAAGAAGCAACAACTTTCGGCGGCGAGAGCACTCACAGAAGTAGCAAAATACATTTTATTGAACATGACACTGCAGACTATGCTTTAGCGATGCAAATGCTGGGTTTTTTTGTAAACGAAGCAAACGAAAAAGTCTTTGGTTTCAATATTCATCAGAAAGCCGATTTCCAATATACTGAATATCGCGCAAGCGAAGATGGACATTATGGGCTGCACCATGACATTGATTGGAACCGTGATGATGGTTTTGACAGGAAACTATCAATTACAGTTCAGCTTTCAGCCCCAGAAGATTATGATGGCGGCGACTTCGTTTTTACTGAGGTCGAAAACCTACCCGAAGGATATAAAGAACAGGGCAGTGTTCTCGTTTTCCCTAGTTACCTGACGCATCAAGTTACACCCGTGACTAGAGGCGTAAGGCGTTCTCTGGTTGCTTGGTTTGAAGGGCCAAGGTGGCAATGATGGAAGTAAAAGAATTTAATTTACTAGGCACTCGTGCTTTCCAGATTGATAATTTCTATGACAACGTTGGTTTCATCATGGACATTCTTTTGTCTGGGCCAACTAATCAGGTCATTACGGAACACCCTATGCACGGAACTGAGTTTTTCGACCTACGCCACCACAGGAAAGAGCCAGCCCTAAAAAAATATACCGATCAAGTTGTTGGCCTTTTAAACGATACAAGTTTTGAGGTTTATAAGGAAGATGGGGTCGACGTTTTAGACACCAACTTTATGAGGTGGAAGAAATCAGATTGGAACAATTACGAAGAAAACTTTTGGTTCCCACATTTAGATAACGGGTGGGTCTGTTTGGTTTACCTTAATGAAGCAGAGACCAACGGAACCAACATATACAAAGATAAGTATGGAAAAATCTATGAATATGGGGGTCGGGCGACGCAAGAGGATCGTGACCCTTGGAAGCGTAAATCTGACTTTGAATTAGTGGATTATCTCGCACCCAAATTTAATAGAGGGTTCTTATTCGATGCATCTAAGGTTCCGCATGGCGCAGCGGTAAATGATGAAACGTATTTTTATTCTGAGGCAGAAAAAGACTACGGTAAGCACAGGTTAAACCAAGCGTTATTCTTTTTTCCATCGTAAGGGAAAAGGGTGGCCATAGTCTATCAAATTTCTTTGCATGGTAATGCTTTCGACGCCAGAGGTAAGGATTGGCCCCAATTAATAGCTGAAAGCGGATGTAAGCCTGACAGGGTCTGGGTAGACCCGATTCTGGGGCGAGGGGTGCTAAAGACAGAGTTTGGTTGCTCTGTGAGCCATTATGGGATCTGGCAGAAAATTGCCCGCTCTGGCGTTGCCGGTATTGTTCGTGAGGAAGATGCGGTTTTTTTTTCCTTTGATGTTGCGGAGATTGACGGGCTTTTAAAAACCCATGATAGCGTTTGGCTAGGCCACAGGGAGAACAGCCTTGGATATTGGTATAATGCTCACGCATATGCCATAACCCCTAAAATGGCGGCAACATTGTGTGAAGGGTTTGCAGAAAACATTATCCCCGCCGACGAGTGGTTGCCCCTTAAGCTTAAAAATTATTCTAACTATTTTTATCGCCCCGAACTTGTTAAACAGATACCAAGGTCAATCAGGCCGAGTACAATAGAAAAGGAGGCAAGTATGCCGCATATTATCACTGTAGGAACAGATCGATCAAAGATTTGGCCGCTTAAGGTATCAGCTGAAAAATTTGCAAATAATTTTAAAAACCTTGGTCAAGGTGTTGATTGGCGCGGCGGCACAATGGAGGCGCAAGGTGGTGGTCAAAAAATTAATTTAATCAGGAAAGAATTACAGTCCTTGCCGCCAGAGACTTTAGTTATGTTTGTTGATGGTTACGATGTAATTTTTTTAGATACGCTAAACGAGATTGCAGAAAGGTTTGCGGGCTTTCAGTGTGACATTTTGTTTGCGGCTGAAAAAACATGCTGGCCCTCTACAGATAGGTCGGATTATTTCCCTCCATCTCAAACCCCATATCGATTTTTAAATAGTGGTGCATTTATCGGATCGTCAGGAGCGTTGCTTGAATTTTTAGATGAAGCTGTTGCAGATGACGAAGATGATCAAGCATGGATGCAAGATAGATTTTTACACTCGAACAATAAGCTTAATATAAAGCTCGATTATGAAGGGTATATTTTCCAATGTGATGATGATGTTTCTATTGCCGATGGGCAAGTATTGAACGGAATGTGCGCTCCTTGCGTGTATCATGGCAACGGTGGTGAAGATGCAAAGCAAAGGTTCTTTGCGCTATGCGATAAGCTTGGTTATCGTCAGGACGAGACACAGCAAATAGCATCACCGGCTTACCATAATACAGAAGAATACCAACAGGCCGCAAAAGATATTCTTATTTCACCATTATTCACCCCAGAATATTGCCAAGAAATAATCCAACGGGCCGATGCCCTTGGCAAGTGGGAACCAATGGACGGAGATAAATTTCCAGCTCAAGAAATTCGTGTGCGAGATATTGGGATGTGGGATGAGATAGAAGAAATATGGAAAAATAAACTTGGGAAAATTGCAGAAAACCATTGGACGCCGATGGAGCATCTTGGCCTTAGAGATGCTTTTGTCATGCGTTACGCAATGGACACACAGACAAGCCTTGCCTTCCACACAGATGCCTCTCTTGTAACAGGCAGTGTAAAGCTTAACGGAGATTATGAGGGTGGAGAATTAGTTTTCCCACACCAAAATTTTGACAATGCGAATGTTGCTGATGGCGCATGTTTGCTTTTCCCAAGCGCTGTAACGCATGGTCATAAGGTAAACCCTTTGATTAAGGGCGTTAAATACAGCTTGACCATGTGGACCAGCCGCTATGAAGGCGATGTAAATGGATAAGTTTTTCGTAGAGGTGGGGGCGGCAAATTTCGATACTTGTTTGCCCCTTGCTGACGCTGGTTGGGGTGGCATTGTAGTCGAGCCAATTCCAAAGATGGCGATGGAGCTCAGAAAGATTTACGCGGATACAAGCGTAAGGGTTATCCAAGGCGCTGTTTCTGACTTCGATGGCGAGGTCGAGATTGCCGTGGCGCGGGATGATGGCTCTTGGCTTGCTGGGTGTTCCCACATAGTTTCAAAAAATCATTTGGGCTATAAGTTAAGCACTAACCCAGATCGAGAGGGCGATTTTGAACAAACCATTAAATCAAAATGTTTTACCCTTGAAGCATTGCTTAAAGAGGTTCCCAGCGTTGATTTTTTAAAGGTTGATGCAGAGGGCCACGAATTAAATATTTTTATGAATTATTCTTTTAATGTTAAGCCAAGGATGATCAAGGTTGAACACAAGCATGTGAATGACAAAATCCTTGCCCGAAAGCTTGAGTTAAATGGCTATTTGGTTTGGACTGAAAAAGATGATATATATGCGATAAGCTAACGGGAGTTTCTAATGGCGTTTGGTATCGGTGCATTTTCAGATCATGCCTTTGGGGATGATGGCGCAACTAAGTTTCAAATCACAAACGCTAATATTACCACCGGAAGCCCAACCGTAGGGCAGGCAAGCTTTACTGAAAACAGTGTTTTTTCCACAGCGGATATTGATACCGGTCAGCCTAGCGTAAGCCAAACAACGTTTGCACAGGTTCATATCTTCTCTGCATCGGCCCTGCAGTCGGGAAGCCCTGTTTTGGGCACTGCCACAATGTCAGAAGAAGAAACGTTCTCCACGGGCGCTCTTACTGGCTCTGCGCCGATATTAAGCACGGCGGGCATGACGCAGAACCACGCGCTTGCGCCGCTTGGGGTTACTTCGGGTGCTCCTGATGTGCCTGACAGGCCGATGTCCTTGCGGCAAGAGTTCGCGACCGGTGCATTGCTTGCTGGTGTGCCTACGCTTGGGAACCCTGTTCTTGTGCCAGCGGTCCCTATGCCCGTTACGGACTTGGATGCGGGCGTCCCTACGGTTGGGCAAGCCACCTTTGGGCAAGGTCATAATTTTGTAGGAGGTGAGCTTCTTGCCGGTGTGCCTGATGTGGCGGCGATAAGCATGAGCGAAGAAGAAAGCTTTACAGCATTTGAGCTTCGTACAGATAGGCCAACTATCCCGCAGCTTTTACTTTTGCAGAATCACGACTTTGGCACCAGCAACCTTGAAGCCGGTGCCCCCAGTGTGCCCGCGCAGCAAATGGTTGAGGAAGAAACCTTTGCGACTGGAAACCTAACAACCGGCGCTCCTTCCGTACCACAGACGCCGATCTTGCAAGTGCATATTTTCGGAACAGCCGATTTGGATACCGGTGCCCCCGATGTGCCTGCGCACGGTATATCAGAAGAAGAAACATTCACTACATCAAATTTAATAACGCCAGCCGTTGAAGTATTTGGAACGACAATAGTTCAAGGCCACAACTTTGTTCCGCAAGGGATCGAGACAACGCCAATCGTGCCAGATATTTCCATGTCGGAAGAAGAAACATTTGCCGGTGATACCTTAACGAGTTCCGCGCCAATATTGGATCAAAGTGGGTTTACCCAAGGTCACAACCTCGCGCCTTCAGGCATAGTCGGTTTGCCGCCCGTGTTGGCATCTGCTCAGTTTAATCAAGGCCATAATCTTTCCCCATCTATTATTAGCGCAAATGCGCCGGTTGTCGGTGAGGCAACGGCTGCGATCATAAGCAACCTTTTAGCGCAAACGCTTGTTAGCGCTGCGCCAATTATTCCAGATATTTCTATGTCAGAGGAAGAAACTTTTGCGGCTGGAGAGCTATTGTCTGCGGCCCCAGTCTTGGCCAACGGGCCATTCACTCAAGGGCATAACTTCGCGCCAGTTGGTTTTGATGCAGGGGTGCCAATAATTCCAAGCGCTGCCTTTACCGAAAACAATGTGTTCACGGCGAACCCGATACTCGCGGGGATACCAATAGTTCCAATTTTGATATATGATGCCGCCCTTGGCAGAATTGTTGACATAGACCAAGATAGTGCAAGTCGCGCTGACCTAATTGTAAGCGAGCCAAATAGCGCTGATCTAACGGTAAGCGAGCCAAACAAAGTTGAAATCGCAGCTTAATTTAGATAGGATGGGTTATGGCCTTTTATATTAAACAGAACGATACATCGCCCGCTTTGCAAGCAACGCTGAGAGACAGTAATGCCACAGCGATTGATTTAAGTAGCGCGACAGTGAAGTTTCATATGCGCAAGGTTGGGGCAGTTACGCCCAAGATTGATCACTCGGCAACCATAGCTGACGCAGACAATGGGGTTGTTTATTATCAGTGGAGAGGCACAGATACAGATACGATTGGATCTTTTGAGGCAGAGTTTGAGGTGACTTTTGTGGGTGGCGAGATTGAGAGCTTCCCCAATAACCGCTATATTCAGATAGAGATCACAAATGCAATCGCTTGATAAGCTTGATAATACGGAAATAAAAGGCGTGACCAAGGCAGAACTAATCTTGCTGCTCAATGAAGCGGCCGAGCATGGCGCGACCAAAGCATTAGCCCGCATAGGGTTACATGATGATGAGGCCGTGCATGACATTAAAGACTTGCGCGGGCTGCTTGAAAGCTGGCGAGAGACTAGGAAATCTATATGGGCAACCGTTGTTAAGATTATCACGGTTGGTTTGTTGGGCTTTATCGCATTAGCGGTATGGACGGAATTTAAGGGTAGGCTATGACGCTTAGAAGAGCATCAAGCTTTTGGTCAGTTGCCAATGGTTTGCGCATTAACATCTGTAGTATTTGGAATGTATCCCTTCGGGGTGATGTACAAGGCGTGTGAATACAGATGCCCGCCCCCTAGCTTTTATTATCATTATCCAAAAAAAATAAGAACCATACCGGAAGCACGGTGCCCGCGCTTTGTTTTGGTGGGCAGGGACGCATGATTGATCCATTCACGGCGCTCGCGGCGGTAAAATCTGCGGTCTCAGCGGGCAAGGAGCTCGTAAACGTCACTAAGCAAATCGGTGAGTTTTTTGACGGTGTGGATGACCTACGCGCCGCCCATGAGAGAAAGAAAAACAGTTTGTTTTCTGGCTCGGATGAGAACGCGATGGAAACCTTTGTAAATTTACAGAGGGCCAAAGATGCCGAGGAGGAGCTAAGGCAGATCGTGATTGCAACCAGAGGTTTCAGCGCATGGGGCGAGTTGCAGGCTATAAGGGTGCAAGCAAGGAAAGATCGAAAAGCAAAGGTCGAGGCTGAAAAGAAACGTAAGGCTAAGATGATTGAGAGAATTATACTTTATGGTGGCTCGACAATCATCGTCACAATTATGCTCGGTATCACGGTTGTTATAATTTTGGCGAAGCAGGGGCGCATCTAATGGCTGACGGTGTTAGTGGCATTGGCTCCGCGCCGTTTAACGTTGGCAGTGATATACACCAGCAAACACGCGCTAGGAAGGCCATAGAGGCCCACCTGATGGAGCAAAGGGTTACAAAGGAGCATAGGGCCAACCACAACCATTTAGAGGCCTTAGCAAAGCAAAGATTGGACATGGGGCAAACTTATGATAGATTTGGACGCACAACGCAGGCCGACAGGCCGCAAGGAACCAAGATCAACATAGAGGTTTGAAAATGGGTTTAGCGATGGATAAGGTTTTAGCGTGGCGCATAATGCCGCGCCTGATGATGCTGGTTATGACAATCATGTATATCCGCGTCATTGAGTGGGGAATGAGTTTGGAGGACTTGTCGACGCAGCAATCCGCAATGATTAGCGTTTGCTCTGGGGCCATGACCGGCGCGTTTGCTGTTTGGTTGGGTTCCGAAAAGTGAGCCAAATATTCTTGCAATCTTTTCTTGGCACCGTGACATGCGCGTTGATCTTTGTGCTTATAAACGAATGGATGAAGGGTGAATAATGTTACAAGCTTTTATCGGCCCGATTGCAAACCTTGCGGGAAGCTGGTTGCAAGGGAAGGCAGACAAGAACCAAGCGGCGGCAGAGCTTAAGCTTACTGAGGCTAAAGCCAAGGCTGCGATATTAATGTCAAAAGAAACAAGCGTTGCAGACTGGGAACGCATTATGGCTGAAGGTGCCAAGTCCAGCTGGAAGGACGAGTGGTTTGTTATTATTTTGTCTATCCCATTAATTTTGTGCTGGATTCCAAGCGCTGAGGGGTGGGTTGACCGTGGCTTTGCGCAGCTTAACAAGGCTCCGGACTGGTATTTTTACAGCCTTGGGATTGCAATTTCAGCGAGTTTCGGTGTGAGGGGGGCGCAAGCCTTCTTTAAAAGGAAATAATCATGGCAGATATAAAGCTTCCCTTGGCGCTAGTGTTCGCAATGGTTGCACAGGTTATCGCAGGAACTTGGTATTTCGCAGAGCAATCGCATAAGATCGACGTGCTGGTTGAAAAGCTTGCTATCCTTGATGAGGTGGTGCTTACACTTGAGGCTGACAATGCCGCGCTTATTACCTTTGCAACATTCACAGAAAATAAATGGGCAGAGGCTTACAGTGAAGACATGACTTACGTCCGCACGTTTGGCACCAAGCCCGCACAGGAGGATTAGAATGACCTTAGCAATGCAAAAGCTCCAAGAGCGCATAGGCGTGTCCACAGACGGATCATTTGGCCCAAACACCGCAAGGGCCATAACCAAGCACTTCGGTCTTACAGCCGTCCGCTCAGCGCACCTACTAGGACAGGCCGCTCATGAGAGTGGTGGGTTTAGTAAAACTTGCGAAAGCCTTTACTATAGCTCGGCTGAGCGTCTTTGTAAGGTTTGGCCGCATAGGTTTAAAACTGTTGCTGATGCCCAGCCTTACGCCCGCAACCCTCGCGCCCTTGCCGAGAACGTTTATTTAGATGCAAACCGTGGCAAAAGATACAAGCTTGGTAATGAAACCCCACAGGACGCAAGCACGTTCATCGGTCGTGGCTTTATGCAGTTGACCGGAAAAAGCAACTATAGAAGATTTGCGGCGGGTATGGGTTTACCAGAGGTAATGACTGATCCATCGTTAGTTGAAACTGATTATGCCTTCGAGACAGCAATGTTCTTCTTCGAGGACAATAAACTTTTTAAAATCTGCGATCAGGGTGTGGATGTTGATACGATTGAAATTATCACAAAGAAGGTAAACGGTGGGTTCCATGGGCTTCAAGACCGCATCGATTGGACAAATAAGGTTTACAACTGGCTGACATGAAAACTTCGCTCGGACATGACGGAAAGCTATCACAAAATCAAATAACTAGGCTGGGTGGGTTAATCGCTGTTATTTGTGGTCGTACACCCTATGAGCATATCTTAGCTGATTTAACCCTTAACGGTTTCCATGATGGGGTTGCGCTTACGCAAAAGGGCCAAAAGGAACTTATTAGACTGACCTCCATGGCTGGTTTGAGGCAAGAACAGTTTGCCCCCACACTTACTAAGGCTTGAACTCTTTGGGAGTGTGTGTAATTTTGGCCTTCGGGGCTGGCACATAGTTTAACCTGTGACAGAGTGTGATGTTCTCGCTGGCCCCACGAAAAAACCCCCGCAAACTCTAGCAGCCTGCGAGGGTTTAAAGTGAAGAAGAATCATGAAGTCGTGAGATAATTTTTACAAATGCCCGCGCACCTGTCAAGAAAAAACCCTCGCCGACCAAAACGAGGGTTTATTTTTTGGTAACTAGCTAAACGAACAAAGTGCAACCAACTAACGGCCAAACCGGCCCCCGAAACAGGAAAATTGCAAATTCCAAAACAAAGTATCGCGGGCTTTAAAATATTGCAAGAAAAAACCCTGCCCCTATTGCAGTGCGAAACCTAGCCAAAGGGCAGGGGAGAGGTTGCCCTCTCTAACCGCGCAGGGAGGTGCACGGTATCAAAGAGCCCCGTCAAATATATCTTTACCATCTTTTGCAAGCTTTGTGACAAATTGTTTAAACTCACGCCTTGCTGACCATAAATCTCTTTCGACATTGGGGTGGGAATCTAGCCGGTAACGCTCACCTTCCAAAAGATCTACTCGCCTGCTTAGAAACGCCAAATGTGCGCGATCGGCTGGTGTAAGTTTGGTCATCGACGTATCCATCCTTTTTGCTTTGTTTAAAATTTATCTTCCAATAATGGCAAAACCTAACAAGACTTCTGGCGTTCCACTGCAAAATCCTTGACGCTTGTGCGTAGGTATAATTATCAGCCAGTGATTTAACTAAAGCGATTTTTTCTTGTTGGTGCCGGTGCCTTATTTGTTTCCAAGTTTCTATTGTCATACCGATGCCCCCCGTGGCTTGTCGGTGTAGAAGATGTGAGTGCCAACCTTACCGACAAGCTCAAGCTGTTTGCGCCACGCTGGCGAGGCATAGTCGGCGTGATAGTATAACGCCTGATGGCCAAGTAACTCGCCCTGCAGAGCGCGTTTTGCGTCTGCCTGCGCACGTTCCCAAGATGCCTTGTGCTTTGGGTTCTCTGGTCGACCATCGCAGAAGAAAGAAAACTGACAGTCATAAGGCTTTGGGCCTTTGTCTTGCTTAACCACAGCGCAGACTGTGTCAGGCCACCTAGCATCGTCCACACGATTGATAATAACCTCGGCCACTGCAATCCCCGCGTCAAGGTTTGGCTCGCCACGGGTCTCGTAGTAAAGCGCCATCGCCAAGCACATAAACTCACTGATCATGGCTTGGCCTCCCCAACCTGTGCGACAACGACCGTGTTCCCATCTGCATCTTTTGCAAACCTGTCAGGGTCATCAACGCCATATGTATCGTCATCCAATACGATTGTGATTTTTTCCATAAACTGCTTGCCCCCACCAAAGTTGATGGAGTGCTTTTTCGCATAGGCGTAAAGCTGTTGCTTAGATATGCCCAAGGAAGATGCGGCCTCTGTGGCTGTGTAGCCTTTGATCGCATAACCTTTAACGAGGTTGACGCGCTGCTTTTGCTGCGCGTCTAATAGATTATTCCACTGTCCCATTAACTTACCCCTTCAAAGTATTCTTGTTCTGTGATGGCCATAAAGTCATCGCTTAGTTGGAAGTATTCCTTCTCGATGGCGGCGAGGTCGGCGGTGGTTTTTGCCCCCCTCAAAACGCTACGAGCATAAGACTTGCTAAACCACTCGGACAGGAGGTCATAAATGCCTTCCCAACCCATAGTGAACTCAAACTGCTCGACGGTATAAATATCCAGCCCCGCCCAGTAAGCCGGATCACTGGTTGTTTTGCTAATCCATAGCCCTTCTTTGGCATCCATCTTTGCTTGCGCCTCAGCGTTTTTTGCTTCGATGTGGGCTTTAAGGTTTAATTGATCCGCTGTGAAAGTCATTGTCATAACCCCCCTTACCCGATGTGCCGTTTGGCTTGTTTCATTTGGCGCAGTAACCAGCCGCGATCTTTGTTGCCCAAGATTTGGATGGGTGTAACGCCAGCATCCAGCAAAGAGAAATATTCCTCTTGGGTGTGAGCGGCGCAAAGCTGCTTTACAACTGCCTGAGCCTTAAAGATTGTTTTTTCTGTGCTGATAACAAACTTACGCTCGTCACCCTCGACATAGTGAATAGAACCATTGCCAATTTGAAACTGGTTTTTGTGAAACGGTGTGTGCATTTTTACCTCCATGCGTTGCTATAAATTCGTTTTAGCAAATGCTCAGGCGGCTGTAAACAATTTATTTACCAGCCGCCGAAGAAAGTTTGGGTTACTCTTTGCTATCGTCATTAATGCTTTCAAGCCCTTCCAGCATAAGCTTTTCAAGCTCGTGCATTTGCGCTTGTATGCTTTCGATAGATTGCCGCCCTGCGCGGATTGCGTTTTCGTCTCCGCTTTCCTCATAAAAAGCCATTTGTTTTTTGGCAATTTTAAGCCAATGCTCAAGGCCGGTGTGCATCTTATGAATCATTACATCCGATCCCATGCTTGCCAGATTAGCTTTTCCCAAAAGAAGTCCTCTCCGAAGTCCTCCATTAATTCCTTGGTCAGCCGGTCGGATAATTTTTGAGGGCGCTTGCCATGCCATAGGCGCGGGGTTGGATCGTTGGGTTCTTCGCAGACCAAAACCTCGATCTCCCAAGCGCGATAAATAAGGTTTACCCAGACGTGATTTGTTGCAGTCGCTGACATTACCTTACCCTCCTTAAGCTGACTTGAAAGAAACAGGAACCTCGCCGCCGCGAGACAACTCTCTCAAGGCTTCCCATGCCCGCATTGTGCGGCCACCTTCTACTTCGACCATTTGCTGCTCAACGCTGTCTTGGCCACAGTTAAAGAACTCGTCGCAAGAGCAGAAAACAGTTACCCACGAACCGAACCGTGTTGCGTTGCGCTGCATGACCAGATCGTTTGAGAAATTTAAAACTTGAGTTGACATTTGGGTGCCTCCTTGGCGTTGCTAATATGATCGTTTTAAATTGACCTAGATAAACTGTAAATAGTTTATTTACTTTTTTTCTAATTAATCTTGTGGTCAGGTAACTGCCATATTTAAGGCTTACCTATCCTTGACAAAAAAACGGGAGCACATGGCCCCCGCTGTTTAGCAACCTTTCGGCGTGATTAAGCAAAAGCTTTCCACCGCGTGTTTGTCATAGCCGCCGCCACCTTTACCTCGCGGCTGCGTTGCGCAATGGCTGGCGTCTTAAGGTGGTCGGTGTGGCTTGACCAATGGGTGAGGCAGTTATACAGCGCCCACTTGTTGCGCCCCAACGTTTGGAACTCTGTGTCCAGTTGGCCCAGCAAAATTTCAAGCTGCTTTTGGTTAAACCGCTCAGTATTGTTTTCTTTGCTGCTACGTTTGGCAACGGTAGATTTAAAGAACTCCTCGCAGTCGTTGCGCTCTACTTTAACATTTGTCCAGCTTGCCCAGACATCTTTCTTTTTATTGAAAGCATCCATGCCCTGTGCGATTTGCTTTACCGCCGCCGCAACATTGATCTCGCCGGTATGCCGTGCCCATGTGGCCGCGATAGCTTCGGGGCTGACCATCCCGTTGGTGCAAACCAGACGCAAGCCTTTAAGCTCTTGGGCGTATGCCCATGAGCCATCAAGGCTGTTAAAGAAGTTAAACTCCAAACCAACGTGATCGCCACGGACGGGCTCTATATGCACATCGTTGAACAGGATGGTGCCCTTAAGCTTGCGCCCGCTGTCGATGCACTGGATGTCGATGGTAACGTCCTTGCTAATGTCGGCTTCCTTTACCGCGTCATAAGCTGCATTAACGGCATCGTCGTGAGGAAGGACAGTATAGGTTTGCGGAACGACCTTTAAAATCTCGCCAGTGTCCTCGCGGATAAGGGCTTTCATGCCGTGGTCTGTTTTGTCACGGATGGGAAAGACTTCTTCGGTTACTTGAAAGTTCCAAGTGTTTTCGGGTGCGTTTGAAAAGTCTAGCATTTGTTTACCTCCTAAATGCGTGTTGCTGTTTGCTCAACTTCAAGTGAGCGGAAAGAAAGGGCAAGAGGTTTTCTTGCCCAGTCTATTTTCATGCCGCTTGCTTTTGCGGGTAATGGGTTTGCATGAACTCAATCATGGCGTCCATGCGGCTCCGTATTTCGCCCCAGCTATAACAGTAGTGTTCGTCGCGTAGGGCATCACCGATGCGATGTGCTAAGGTCTCTGCCTCGTCGGACATGGCGACATACCAGTAATTGAACTGACGGTCATAATCGACCCAGAAGCCCCAAAGCTTTGCGAGCTTTTTGGTCTCTCGGCGCATTGCCCTGTCACTGGTGTCCCGCTTAGGTTTGCGGGCTGCGTCTGGGATAATAATTTTTGCGTCAGCGGTAAGCTCAAGCACCTCACTCACGCGGGCGCGGCGCTTAACCTTGGGGTCCTTAATGCTTACGACCTCGCCGGTAATGCCGCAAACGTAGCGCCGACCTTGGATAAGCTGGAAATGGTGGCCAGCCACAACCAAAAACACGCGGTCGCTGGTGCGCTGCTTTACGGTTGCCTTGAGCCACCCCGCCAAGGTAGGGCGCTTGCCCTCTAAGCGGATGCGTGTAGAGCTTACGCTGCAAAGCTTAAGGGCGCTGAGAAGATGGTAGGTGTAGCACCCCTTGATGCTGGTGCGACCGCTAACGTGGCGAAGCAAACGAGCAGCTTCACCTGTGTTCATTTTGGTCACAGCGCTTAGGGCTGATGGGCCGCAATAGCGGTTCTTGTCGCCCTTGGTGTGGGTTACTGGATTGATTTTGATTGACATTTAAACCTCCGTCAGTGTTGCTAAACAAAGTCATTCTATCATAGACTGCTCGAAAAGTAAATAGCTTATTTACCGGCGGGAAAGAAAAAAAGATGTATAAGATAGAAATTGAGGTCTCTGGCCAGCCTGTCGGCAAGCAAAGGCCCAGACATACGCGGATGGGAACTGTCTACACGCCAACCAAAAGCAGAGAGTATGAAAAGAGAATAATGGCGGCATCTTGGGCTGAGATGAAAAGGTTTGGCCTTGCCCCAACAGAAAGCCCTGTCCATGTCGAGGTCGTGGCCTTTATGGATATTCCTAAAAGCTGGCCAAAGAAAAGAAAGCTTGAGGCAGAATATAACGTTACGCGGCACACGAGCAAACCAGACCTTGATAATATTGTAAAATCAGCGCTCGACGGGATAAGCGGCGCATCATATGGCGGGCCGGTTATTAGTGATGATAAGCAAGTTCACAGCATTAAAGCGCGGAAAGTATATTGTCACCCTGATCGCGGGCCGGTGCTCTATATATCAGTGTCTTGGGAATAAGACCAATCTGGTCCATACATATCCCTCCACCCTTGCGGGTTTTGGTGCAGCGCAAATGATTTTGATTTATCCAACAACCCCTGATGATGCCCCTCGCATAGAGGTATGGCCGCTTGATCCGCTGTTTTGCGAGTGGAAAAGCGGTCGTGGATAGGGTGGTGCGCTTGGGTTGCTGAGCGTTGCACCTCCCCGAAACGTTTGCAGACGCAGCAAGGTTGTTCCCGTATCCACCGCAAGAAGCTAATGCTTTTTTTGTTTTTGGGTTTTTTAAGGCCAAGCGGCGGGCGCTTTGCAAGGTTTGTCATAGTAACTTAAATTCTCCGATTGGTATCTCTGCAACAGCCTCTACATCGGCCTTGTCACCTCTGTCGGTCCTACCGCCCACAGTAATTGAATATCGCTTTGTAAGGTCGGCAAAACCAATCGCATCAACCCAGCTTACCAGAAACAGGATTGGCAGACCTGTCGCGCCGTGCATCGCGTGTGCGTGGGCAAGTTTGCTGGAAGTGATAAAACAGTTTGGATATTTATCTTTGGGGTTGGATCGGCACCTAAGCTCAACAAAGGCCGTAACCTTACCGCCCCGCATTGCAACATAATCGAACTGATTAAATTTATCTTGTTTACGCATGTCGCATTGCCATTTGCTCGCAACAAATCCAGCAAGTTCTTGCTCTTTGGCAAGGTGCTCTTTGTTCTCATACGTTGGGCGATAAGGGGTCATAACCTATTGTCTCCGCAAGCTTGGCCATCGCTTGATCAAAGTATTCTTTAAACTGATCTTGGTTCATCTTGGCGTAAGCGATGCTGTCAGCAACATAATAGACCCCACCATTGGCCTGATTTACCACCGAGCGATAATGCCCGCATAGTATTTTAAGATCGTCGTGCAGATGCGCAGAGGTTGCCCAGCCGTTTGTCGCCTTGACTACGTTGCCAAGGGTTGCCCAGTAAAGCTTGTGATGTGGGTTCGATCTTTCTGCGACCGGCACAATGTCATAAAGCTGGCCTTCGCTGTGGCCTTCCATTGCGAGCGCATCATATTCAGTGATGGGCAATAACTGCCCACCACGCTTTTCAACTTGTATCGTTGGCTTCACTCTACGCGCCATACCCGATACTTTCCTCCATCAGTTCTGCGCATGGTGGTTTTCCACTGGTGATGGTGCGCCGCCCATGAGTAAAGGTTTTTCGCAACCTTAACATCCTCCACTAAAACGCTATCGCCAACTTCCATGGCCTCAAGGCCATCAAAAGGTTTCTTGCGGGTTGCTGGCTTGTTTGCCGGTGGAATTGGTAAGCGCTTTTTTGATATTTTATATCCCATTTTTTTACCTCCTTAAAATGGTATTTCATCATCTATGTCACGGGCCTGTTGGGCCTGTTGGGCCTGTTGGTCCTGTCCTGTTGGCCCTGTTTGACCTGTTTGGCCTGCGGAACCTACCAGTTCGCAATCGCGCACCCGACAAGTAAGGGTCGTTCTTGTTTGCCCGTCATTGCCACTGTAAGAGCGCAAGCCCAGTTCGCCATCAACAAACACTTGCTGACCGCGCCGCATATACTGCGCAAGGCTTTCACCAAGCTTGCCCCATATGGAGCAATCAATATATGTGACCTCTTTTGTGCGCCGGTCATTCCTTGCGATGCTAAAGTTTAACACTTGACCAGATTGCACGGTTCTAAGTTCGGCATCCCGCGTAAGGTTGCCGATTGCAGTTATTTTAAGCGTCATTGATTTACCCTTCTTTCCAGCGCTTCCCATTGCTCGCGCAGCGTGTCGGCCCGTGCTTTGTCAAAGGCTTTAAGCCCGTCAACAACTTGCGTCCGCTTACCGCGCTTCTCAATAACCTGTTCCAACGTTGGGTTGCTGGTCAGGAACCTTTCAAGCCCATTGGCCATCGCAATGACCTTTTGCTTTACTTCTTCAACGCCGGTTGCAGCGTTACCATCATCGTCCGTGACTGGTATGCCAAACAACGAAAGCAAACCATACCGGCGGGCGTAGGTTATAGCGCCTGCCATGGATTGCATGTCGTTCTTTTTAAATTCCAGATAGACTTTGCTGGAAAAAATATGCCCCGACACATGGATCGCCTGCGTGTCTACAAACTGACCAAACTCGTCTGCGCCGCATTGTTGCACAATCGCAAAACCTTTGGCTGAGAATGTTGGGAATATCGCTTCTTGGGTTGTTTCTAAATCAGCATAACTGTTCCCAAGAAACTTGTTCGCTGCGTTCTTGCGTACCTTGCCCATCTCAAGCTGCGCTTCGTTAAAAGCGACAATCGCCTGCAATGGGGCATCCGTTTTATTTGTCATCATTTCATCCTAATGCTTATACTATCGGGGCCAACTTCTAGTTCTGCCCCATCTATTTTGACACCCTGTTTAAGCTGCGCCTTAATCGCGGCTTTGTCTGGTGTCCTGATTGTTTTTGTTAGCTGTGTTGGTATATCTCCCTCATCTGTTATTATTACACGCTCCGAACCCTTGCGGACGTATGCCGTGCCGTATGGGTGTGGGATTTTTGTTTGGTTAGTGGCTGTCATTATAAGCTGCAAGACATTAACCAGCCGCTTCTTGCGCTCTTGCATTGTGTGGCGTCTGGTTTCGTATTTATCCATAAGTGCTGTGATTGCAGAAACGCTTTGGCTAAGCTCATTGTACTGGCCAAGAACAGAGCCAACCACATTCATAACATCTGTTTCCCCATCAAGGGTATCCCAAAAGGTTTCTTCGTCATCTGCAACGTCTGCCAGTTCGCCCGCGATATGGTTTATCAGCGCTTGGTCAAGACGGGGCATTATGAATGCACCGTCATTGTCGCTTGGCCTAACGTTGGGTCGCCTGTTTCAATATTCATTGATACGTTACGGTCATGCTCCTCTTGGTTGTCAGCAATCTCTTTTTGCTGTTCATCAAACACACGGACGCTTTCTTGGATTGCACAGCCGATTAAAGTTAAGGCGCATGATGGGAAGGCTTGGATTGTGTACTGTTGGTGAGTAATTTCACCCCGATCAGCTTTCTGTGAAAGAGCAAGGTTGTGGTCAACGATTGCTTTGTAAATGGCGTTTGATGCCGTAAGTAATGACGGTGATTGCATAGTTACCTCCTAAGTTGCCCCTTGTTTCTATTTTACTTATATGCAAAAAACAAGCATAAATTTTAGATAGGGTAAAATTATGGAACAAAGAACTCCTGAGACCTTACAAGAAATAAGGGATGCCTTAACGGACAGGAGGCTGAGTGTGGTGGCCGAGCGTATTGGTATGACCTACGCCGCTCTGCATAGGGTGCAGCGTGGGGGCCAGCCATCAAAGCGAACAGTCGAAAAGCTTAGGGAGTATTTGAAAAAATAAGACCGGTGTGTAAGCACCGGCCTTAAATATTAGCAACGGGCAGGAGGTAAATCTGCCACGCGATTTATATATCATTGTTGTCTATAACAGTCAATAACGGTCAAACGGAAACTATAAGTAGCAACTCAAGGAGGTAACATGAGTTTTGAAGCAGTAAATTGGGCATGGAAGCAAAAGGATATGACGCCGTGGGAGAAGTTGGTTCTCTTGGCGTTAGCCGACAGGCACAACCCAGATCACGGGTGCTTCCCAAGCCTAAGTAAAATCGTTGATGATACTGAAATATCTAGGTCGACCGTGCGGCGGTGCCTTAAGCAGTTGGAGCAAAAGGGGCTCATAACAGTTCAAGAAAACATGCGGGCAAATGGTAGCCAAACCAGCAACCTCTATCACTTGCACATTGGATCACCCCCCGTGTCAGAGAGACACCCCCCCAGTGTCACACTGGATACCCCCCCCGTGTCACAGGGAACACCCCTTAACCAAGTAATAAATAAACCCGTAAGTGATAACTTAAGTGATCATTGCTTTGATCAGCTTTGGGCTTTGTATCCTAAAAAGAAAGCCAAGGGGCGAGCAAAGGCTTCTTACCTTAAGGCGGTGCGGAAAAGTGAGTTTGCACTGATACACGGTCGCCTTGAGGCTTATGTGAGGTCAATACAAGGGCAAGACTTGCAATATATCCCACACCTTTCAACGTGGCTTAACGATGAGCGGTGGGATGATGAAATATCTGAGGCAAGTTTAAATCAGCTTTCGACCACAGAGCAAATGAACCAGATATTAAATTTTAACAGCTATGATTTGCAGGCACCAGCTTTGAAGGAGTTACCAAATGGCCAGTCTTGATTATGAACAACGTAAGCATATTATCGCCGATTGGCTTAAAGGGCTGTTGTCTAGGTATGAGGTGCCCCGTAACTTTGACGCAAACGTGGCCAGACAAGAGATGATTGATATGGTCGAAGATATTAACAGCGAGATGCCAGACGTGAATAAAGATTTGCTTGCACATATCCTTGCAAAGGTTGCCCAACACGCCAGAAAAAATAATACGGGCAGATCGTGGCCAACAATTAAAACACTGGTCAAGGGCGTCCAAGACCATGCGGAGCGCTTGGTTATAGCTGATATGGACCATGAGGCCACGCGACCAATAGATTTTGACGGTGATTTAATTAACGCCAAGCGCATCAAGAACCGTGAGCCGGTGGGCGAGTGGTATGTCTTCGGAAAGGGTGCGCAAGATTTGCTGGATAAGGGGTTGGTGACAAAGAAAGACCTTGAGGTTTATCAGGCGATTGCGTCTTAAACGCTTTGTGATATACTAAAACGGCTCGCGGGGGTGCTGTCATGGGCCACCCCCAAGCGCGCTTCAATCAACTAGCCCCTGCTCGGCTAGGCTTAAAACCAACACTGACCAAGCAGGGGTTTTTTAAGGGTGCAAGAATGCAAATAGAACTTATCAAGATTGATCAGGTTATACCTTACGAAAACAATCCGCGCATAAACGAAAAGGCCGTGGTCAAGGTTGCAGAAAGCTTGAACGAGTTTGGGTGGCAACAGCCGGTAGTCATTGATGAGCAAAATATTATTCTGGCCGGTCATACACGGGTAAGGGCGGCTCTTAGCCTTGGTTGGGATGCGGTGCCTTGCTTTGTCGCAACAGGTTTGTCAGATGCGCAGAAAACAGCTTACCGCATAGCCGATAACAAGACAGCTGAGTTTGCGGATTGGGACAAGGAGCTTTTGGCTGGCGAGTTTGCCCTGTTGGCTGAGCTTGATTATGACATGGGATTTACCGCTTTTGATTTAGATGACATCGCAAAAATCAATGATGCGCTTTTAGAGTTCGAGGGTGAAGATGACCTTGAGGAAGAATTAGAGGAAGATGACCTAGATGGCACCGTGGCAAGCCATGTAAAGATGGTCAACTTATACCTTGATCAGCAAAGCGAGCCACGTTTTAGGGCCATGTGTGATAAAATCATGGCGGCAAATAACTTAGAAAGCATCACAGATGCGGTGGTTCTGGCGGTAGAAAATGAGCATAAAAACCTTTGAAGCAAAAGCTTACGGATCAGCGGAGGAGTGGGCGGCAAGGACCGGCACCTTTGTTGAGGAGCATGAAATAGATCACATCATCGACTACGATTGTGATGCCTACGATGCTGAGGGTAAGCCCCTTTTTATGTTCCGAAAGAATGTTATCCCATCTTCTTTATGCCGCTCTGCTTATGGCGCTTTGCGTAGTGCAGCCACCCCAACAGACAACAGGGGGGACGCAGCGGGCGAGTTTTACGTTTCCGATGATAAGGTTCTCAGCGTAAGGCAAGGCGTGATAGATGGCGATAAAAAGCAGAAGCGGTTTAAAAATAAGACCCGTGACGGTTACGTGTCTAAGCAAAACCGCGCAAAGATGGTTAAGAGCGGCATCATTGGCTTCTTTGACAGAACTTTAAGGTTCCCCTATTGCCGCCAAACCGCGTGGACTGAAAAGAATTTTGGCCAGTTTAAAGAGGCTTACCCATATATCAAGCGCATCAGCGATGAGTTTAAAAAAGCCTGCCCCGAGCGCTGGGAGGCACAGAATAAAGTCGTGCAAGATACCCATAAGGATTTCACTATTGGGGATACAGTTTTCACTACGGTAACGGTCAATAAAAACTTTAGGACAGCGCTGCATTATGACGCCGGTGATTATAAGGGCGGGCTAGGCAATATCGCTGTGATGCAGGCCGGTAAATACGAGGGCGGGTTTACTTGTATGCCACGCTATCGGGTGGGCTTTGATGTCCGTTCTAATGATGTTTGCTTTTTTAATGTGCATGAGCTTCATGGCAACCTTCCGATCAAGGCTAAAGGGCCATATGAGCGCATATCAATCGTCTGTTACTACCGCGAGAATATGATGAACTGTGGTAGCGCAGAAGAGGAGCTAGAGGTGATTAAGACAAGGGCTGACCTAAAGGGCTTGAACACAGGTGCCGAAGCGTGAGGTGTGTTGCAATCGGTGGTGAGCCGGCAACTGGCAAGACAACCCTTGTTTCTGAAATATATCGCAACCTAAACAAGCCAAGGAACCTGAAGTATGGTTTGGTTCGTGGGCACGTTGATCAGGAGCGTAACCTTGCGCTCTTAGGTATATATAACACCGGCGATCTGTTTCTTGGCACCGATAAGCTTGCCATGAATGTGAACCCTCACTTCCATAAGTACATTGGCCAGCAAAACCGCAACATTCTGTTTGAGGGTGATAGGCTTTTTACCAAGGCAAACATCGAGGCGCTTAACACCCTATATGAAACAAGGGTCATTGTCCTAAGCGCTTCTCAGCAAACCTTAGATGATAGGCACACAGCACGGGGTGACAGCCAAAGTGAAAAGTTTTTGGCGGGCCGCAAAACTAAAATCGCTAATATTAAGGCGGCGTTTCCTGATCAGATAGAGGTCTGCGAACTGCTTACGGAAGCAGACACTTCATATTTGTGTAAGGATTTGCTACAATGGTTATCACATAAGTAAAATTTGGTGACGGTCATGAGCGGTATTATAGACGATCAGTTAAATGAAACACTGCGCTTAGAGTTTGTTGAGGGCTATGAGGACAACGCTGGTGTGAGGGTTTACCCAACGCTGGACGCGCTTATCAAGCGACACGATGTACCTAAGAACACAGTTTATCGGCGGGCCAAAGATCAAGGCTGGCAAGAGCAGCGCAACCAGTGGCAAGCAACCTATCAGGCAAAGGTCAACAAGGATCGAGCCACAAAGGCGGCAAAAGATGCAGATGCTATGGATAGCGCATCTATCAACATCGCAAAGGCATCCCTGTCGGTGGTAATGCGGCGTGTAAATGCCACGTTTAGGGCAGAGCGTGGTGACGAAGGCGCAAATGCTGCCGATATTGTTAGCGTGACTGAGCTTAGGGATTTGGTTGAAACTGGCCTTAAAGCGCAGAAGATGGGCAAACTTGCCCTCGGTGAAGCATCAGAAATTAGTAAGGTGACAACGGATGAGTTCATCCCCCCTTCTCTCGCAAGAATTATTGACAGACTGGATGGCGCTGCCGAGGCAAAGTCACAAGGCGCTGGCAACTTTATACAGTGATTGGATAGAAACAGGCAGGGAAAGCCAGTTCACACCCGTTGGTGATTGGGCCGTGTGGCTCATACTCGCTGGGCGGGGCTGGGGTAAGACCAGAACTGGCGGCACGGATGCAACCCTATACGCGCTAAAGAACCCGAACGTGCGGGTCGCTGTGGTCGTGCCAACATTCGGAGACCTTAAGCGTGTGGCCTTTGGTGGCGAGAGCGGAATATTATCATACCTACCAAGGGAGCTTTTGCTGTCAGGCCGTGGGCAAGGTTACAATAGCTCTGCGCAGGAGATAAGGCTTTACAACGGCAGCATCATTCAAGGCTTTGCAGCTACCGAGCCTGAGCGCTTGCGTGGCCCACAGTTCCACCGCGCTTGGTGCGATGAGATTGCGGCGTGGCCATACCCCGAAACATTTGACCAGCTTATGTTTGGCTTGCGGCTAGGGCAGAACCCCCAATGCGTTATCACCACAACCCCCAAGCCAACGCCGATTATCAAAAACTTGGTCAAGAGGGATGGCACCGTAGTTACGAGAGGAAGCACATTTGACAACGCCGAAAACCTTGCGCCCGCCGCTTTGCAACAGCTTAAAGAAAAGTATGAGGGAACACGGTTGGGGCGTCAGGAACTTTATGCCGAGGTGCTTGATGACATTGAGGGGGCGCTTTGGACTTGGCGGTTGGTCGAGAAAGCAAAAGCAGAGGAAGGCTCTGCGCCGCAGCTGACGAGGGTGGTAGTGGCCATTGACCCAGCGGTTACGGGCAATGAGGATAGCGACGAGACAGGGATTGTCGTTGCTGGTTTGCTTGACGGTAAGTATTACGTCCTCGCTGACCTAAGTTTGCGCGGTTCGCCAGATCAATGGGCAAGGCAAGCGGTGGAAGCGTATCACCACTATGGGGCAGACAGGATAGTAGCCGAGGTCAATAACGGTGGCGATCTTGTGGAAAAAGTGATAAGAACTATAGATAGGAGCGTTCCCTATACGGCGGTCAGGGCGTCACGGGGTAAAATTTTACGGGCAGAGCCGATAGCGGCATTATACGAGCAGGGGAAAGTTTTCCACTGTGGAACATTTAAGGAGCTTGAAGATCAGATGACCAGCTACACCCCAACATCGCGCAAGTCTCCCGACAGGCTGGACGCTTTGGTTTGGGCGTTGACAGAGCTTGGCAGATCATCAGGGCAAGCCGTTTGGAGAATAAGCTAATGGGCATCTTAGACAATATCGCGCTTCTGTTAGGCAGAGGTCAGCAACCATTTGAGCGCAAGGAAGCGCCGGTAGTCCATATCAGCGGGCCAACCTATACCAGCGGCAAGAAAGATAATTTCAAGAACTTTGCCCAAGAGGGGTACAAGGAAAACGCAATCGTTTATCGCTGCGTCAATGAGGTTGCCAACGGTGCGGCGGCAATCCCTTTCTGCGTTTATCAGGGCGATATTAAGCTAGACAGCCATCCGTTGATAAGTTTGCTTGGTCGACCAAACCCTTTGCAGGCTGGGGTAGAATATTTCCAAAGCCTTTATTCTTACCTTCTGTTGTCTGGAAACTCATACGCATTGCAGCAAACCGCAAACGGTGTGCCGACAGAACTGCATATTTTGCGCCCTGACAGGATAGAGGTTGAACCAAGCAGCACGGCCATCCCAAAGGCTTATAAATATAAGATTGGCCAAGAGGTGATACGAACCTACCCAGCCGACCCCAAAACCGGCGGCGCAGAGGTTAAACATTTTAAGTTTTGGAACCCCTTGGACGATTACCTTGGGCTGTCTCCGCTTTCCGCAGCTTCCATATCCATCGATCAAAACAATATGGTTTCCAAGCATAACATCGCCCTCCTCGCTAACGGCGCAAGGCCATCGGGCGCTATCGTGTTTAAACCTTCCGACGATGCAGGCAACCGCACGATGCTGACGGACGGACAGCGTGACCAGTTGCAGAGCGACCTAGCGAATAGGTTTAAGGGTGTAAACAATGCTGGAAGGCCCATGCTGCTTGAGGGTGATTTTGAGTGGAAAGAGATGGGCATGTCGCCAAAGGACATGGACTTTCTCGCGCAGGCAAACATGACCGCAAAGGACATTGCTCTTTGCTTTGGTGTGCCCTCACAGCTTATCGGTATCCCAGATGCGCAAACCTATGCAAACGTCCAAGAGGCAAGGCTGGCGCTGTACGAGGAAACCATTATACCGCTTGCCCGCCGTGTGGAGAGCGACTTGAACGAATGGTTGGTGCCTGCCTTTGGTGATGACATCACCGTTAAATATGACATCGACGCAATCCCAGCCATGACAGAGCGGAGACGCAGGATTTATGAAAATGTTACTTCGGCAGTTAGAGACGGAATTATCTCACGCAATGAAGCTCGCGAGAGATTGGGTCTTGAACCCATCAGTGGCGGAGACGAGGTCTTTATTGCTGCAAACTTATTCCCATTGGGTGGCCCAGAAGTGGCAGAAGATGAAGGCCAAGATGCTGAGGATGCGGGGAAAGAAGCCTACGGTAATTTTGAAAGCAAGTCAAAAGTGGGAACCGACACATACACCACCAGAACAGAAGCAGCGGAACGCGCAGAAGAAATAGGTTGTGTAGGAACCCATCAGCACACGGTTGACGGGGAAGTTGTTTTTATGCCCTGCGACAGCCATGCAAGCTATCAGGACGCTAAGGCCAGCGAAGTTGAAACCACCAAAGCTGAAAGTGATGTTGACACCAAGCCCACAGAGGCGATGGCACGGAACGCACAGCGATCATTAGACTTGCGGAAGGAATATGGCAGGGGGATGACAAGGGTCGGTGTGGCCCGCGCAAACCAGCTTATAGACCGAGAGCGCCTATCACCTGATACGGTGCGGCGTATGAAAAGCTTTTTTGCCCGCCACGAAGTAGACAAGCAGGCGCAGGGTTTTCGCCGTGGCGAAGATGGGTGGCCAAGCAACGGCCTGATCGCATGGTTAGGTTGGGGCGGCGACGAGGGCCAAGCTTGGGCAAACCGCAAGACAAAGGCTTTGGATAAAGAGCGTGATAAAAGCATTGACTTTGAACTGCACCCAATGGCCCACCTTGAAAGCGAACAAAAGGCTCCAATATCCGCAGCGGTAAAAAAAGGCTTGGCCGAAAAGGTTAAAGATCACAACGATGAGTATGGGGACAAGAAGGGCAAGCGCGTTTCGCAGGGTATGCTGGAAGCTGTGTTCCGTAGGGGCGTTGGGGCTTATAACACCAACCCATCAAGCGTGAGGCCCACGGTAAGCAGCGCGGATCAATGGGCGTATGCCCGAGTGAACTCATTTTTGTTTGCGGTAAGGCGGGGAAGGTTTAAGGGCGGCAAGTTTGACACTGACTTACTGCCAGAGGGCCACCCGTTGCGGACTAAGGACAAGGCCATAGCCGCCGAGTGATTGGGTGGGCGTTATGCCCAACCCATAGAGACTGCAAATATCCAGCCGATGGATGCGGTTGCTATAACCGCAAAGATGATAAGGTCTTGTTTAAAGTTTGACATTACGCCGCCTCCATTGCGGAATACGCTTCCGCGATTTTGGTGTGAGCTTTTTTGGCGTCATCCTTAACGCCTTGCACATGATATTGAGCCTTGAATTTGTTAGGGCTCTTGCGCATGGCTTGCTTCATAAGGTTGTCCTCATGGTGGGTGTTCATTGCGCCGTAAGCCCAATAAGCGCCGCCCTTCATGGCACCATCGTCGATGGCTTTGTTGATGGCTTTGTTGGCCTCAAGCTTGAGTGCCATTGCGCCGTTTTCATTAAACGCGTGGAACAATGTGAAGTCTTTTAAGCACATGCCCTCATCAGTTGTTGCGAGGTGCATTGCGAAAGATGGTGTTGACTTGCTTGGCATGGTGGCCTCCTGTGTTGCTATGTGAGTATGAATACAGTGAGTGCGAGGAGCTGTAAATAGTTTATTTACTGCGCAGCCGATTATTCTTAAAAGGGCAAAAAAAAGGGGGCCGAAGCCCCCGCCGGTTATGCGGCCCGCTTGGCGCGGTATTTGATAGCGCCAAAGTCAAGGCCGCTTGCAAGGGTTGGGTCATCGTTGCGAAGTAAAACTCTAGCCCGCTTTTTTGCATCGTTGTTTGAGTGGGCGAGAAGCTTATAGCTATATTTTGGAAAAACGCCTTTTGCATATTCTTTTTTAGGAGAGATGGATACGAGGTAACCTTTTAAGGTGTAGTCGATGGCTGGCGTTGGCTCGACAGGTGCATTGTCGCGCATTGCGATAAACGCTGCCTCACAGGCATCTTCGTTATAGTCGTTTAGATACCAGTCGTTTAATGTTGAGCCACGGGCGCTTTCGCCGCTATCGGTGATTGCGTTTTTCTTGGCCAGCGCTTGCATAACGCCGCCGATAGATTGCTTGGACCATCCGAGCTCGTCACCAAGGTCATTAGCGTTCATTGCTGACATGTTGTCATCTTTAAGCTCTTGGTAAGTTTCTGCACCGTTTGTTTCTTTGCAAGCTTTGGCAAATGCGCCGAGCATTAAGAGTTCTTTTTGAGTAAAAGCTGTCATTTGGGGTTCCTCCTTGGGGTTGCTAATACAGCTTTCATAACGTGAGCTAGATTAGCTGTAAATAGTTTATTTACTTTTATTCGGGTGTAGAGAAGAAAAAGTTTTGATGCTATAAAGGGGCATGAACATTCCTATCTTTATCAAGCAAGGCCGCAAGCGCGTATCCATTGCCAAAGAGATCCGAGAGGTAAACCGCCTGCGGATGGGGTTTGAACGCAGTATGCGAAGCCGGTTATATAACCTGTTCGCTGAGTTCGGGGAAAAGGCGGCAGCGGAGTATCAGGCACGGGAAAGCGTTGATGACGCCCTGCGCCCCTTAGAGGGCCGCGTAAGCACCATATTCCGCGCAACCTATACTGATGTCATCGAAACATTTGCCAACAGGGTTTTTGATAGCCGCAAGCTGACCCCGTTTGGTGACTTAGTGTTTACCTATTACCAGCGTGAGGGCGCTGATAAGGTGCGGGCTGTATCAGCAACAACCAAGCGGCGCATCTTGCGGGCAATAAACCAAGGCGAGAAAGAAGCGCTTGGGGTAGCTAAGACAGCGAAGCTTATCATTGAAAAGACTTCTGGCGTTATAGGTAGGTCGCGGGCCGCAACCATAGCTAGGACAGAAACACACGCCGCCGCCTCTTATGCTACAGATGCAGCGACCCGTGAGCTTAACCTACCAAACCAGAAAAAGCGTTGGGTGTCGGTAAGCGATGGACGCACACGCACGGCACACGCGCAAGCAAACGGGCAAGAGGTGGACATAGACGAAAAGTTTTTAATCAGGATTGGCGGGCGTGAGGTTAATATGGCCTATCCGCACGATGGTTCTGGTGGGCCAGCTAACAATATCAACTGTCGATGTATCGCTGTTTATTTCACAGACGAGGATGCGCTGTTCGATGATGTTGATAACCAGCTTGAGCCGCCGCCCCCGCCGCCATTGCCAACAGTTGAGCCACCCCGCCGCCGCCGCAGACGCCGCCGTAACGAGGTTGACGCCACCCCACCCCCATCCATCATAGATTTCAGCGCGAATGTATATGCCAACAGTCTCGGCAAGCCAGCAACGGCAAAGACCAAGAAGGCTTTTAATGAATGGATGGATAGCCGGTTAAACGCCACACAAAAGAGGGTCGTTGAAAAGCTGCCAAAGCCGAACACGATTGTAGTCGGCAAGGGTAAGGGGGTTTATTATGGCGGCGGCAGTAGGCTTGAAACTGGCTTGGAAATGGTTGTCCCAGAGCATGAGTACGGACATCACGTTGATTGGGAGCTTGGGACTGCGACCCGTGCGCGTAAGACTTGGTTTAGTACCAAGCGGGAATTTAGAGATGCGTTTGAGGCAGATGTGGAGCTAATGGGGCTGCGAACCGCACGTCAGGTGGTTTTAACAGATGAGAAAATAAAATTTTTAAAACAAGTAAGAGATGATTTGTTTGAATATACGACCGTTGAAAAGACATATACTCGCGGATGGCGTAAGGGTATGGTCACAAAATATAAAAGCTGGCAACCAAGGGACGGGAAGGCTGGTGCGACATCAATCGCTGATATGATGGACGCTGCCACCAAGGGGTATTTTCATACCGACATGCAGGTTTGGGGGCATGGGAAAAAATATTATCAGGGTAGAGACAATGATGTCATTGAAACCTTTGCCAATATCTTTTCCTTGCTTAACGACAAAGCGCAGTTAGAATATGCGCGGAAACTTTTTCCAAAGACTATTGCTCTCGTTGAGAAAGCACTAAAGGATTATGCAGATGGATAAGGTGCAGCTTAGGCAGCGGATCGAGGCGATTGATGACAACGACCAATGGGTCCAGCTTTATATAGACTACTTTGGCAAAGAGCCCCTTGTAAGCGGCGCAGAGTGGGGAGCAGCGCCGATAGAGAGCGTTGTGGATGCCATCGTTAACGACAGGCCATTACCCGACCCAGAGCCCACCCCAGCGGGTTTAGTCTATTGATTTTGTTTGACGGGTTCAAAAACCTTTTTAGATATGCTAGATTGGCACAAACTTAGATAGAGGGCGGGGATGCCTTTACCTAAACCACATTCTGGAGAAACACGCGATGCCTTCCTTGGGCGTTGCGCCAGTGATGATAAAATAATAACAGAGTTCCCAAACAGAGATCAGAGGATCGCCGTTTGTATCAGCCAATTTAACGAGGGCAGCAAAATGACAGATGATGAAACTCAAATCGATGTCGAGGAGTACATCGCTGAGCAAGAGGCCAACATGGAAGATGGCACCTTAGACGTCAAGTTTGACATTAAGGCAATGGATGACCAAGAGGACAAGGGCGAGTTTAGTGGTTACGGCTCTATCTTTGGTAACAAAGACCTTGGGAACGATGTGGTTGTTGAGGGCGCTTTTGCGCAGTCGATAGGCCGTAAGGGGCCGAGAGCCGTAAAGATGCTTTACCAGCACCGGCCAGATGAGCCGATTGGGGTGTTTGATGAGATTATCGAGGATCGGCGTGGCCTAAAGGTAAAAGGCCGCTTAGCAATGGGCACCCAACGGGGCCGAGAGGTTTATGAGCTTATGAAGATGGGCGCTATCGATGGTCTTTCCATCGGTTATCGCGTCGATGCAAAGGGTTACGACTACGATGACAAGCGTAAGCGGCGTTATTTAAAGTCGGTCGACCTTATGGAAATTTCTGCGGTTACTTTTCCGATGAACCCCAAAGCTAGGGTTTCGGCGGTTAAGGCTGACAGGACAGTCCGTGAATGGGAAGAAGTCTTGCGGGATGCAGGGGAGCTTTCTAGGAGCGAGGCGAAAGTTGCGGCGTCAGCCGTGGCAAAGGCACTGGGTCAGCGGGATGCTGAGGCACAGGAAATGCCTTCTGAGTTGGTAAGTGAGCTTGATCGCTTAACCAAAATCCTAAAATCCTAACATACAGAAAGGGTAAATATCATGGAAGATAATGATATGAAAAAGTTTCTGGAAGGGATCAACGGTGCTTTCGAGGAATTTAAAGCAACCAATGATCAGCGCCTTGCAGAGATCGAAAAGAAGGGCGAAGCCGACCCAATGGTTGAGGCTAAGCTTGCAAAAATCGAAGCCGATCTTGATCGCTTTGAGAACACAAACCAACAGCTAGTTCAGCAAGCAAAGACCGCCGAAGGTTTTGCTGAGAAGCTTGATGGAATCGAAACAATGCTTAAGCGCCCGACAGTTGGCCTTGAAGCAAAGGAAATCGATTTCTCAATGAAAGCTTGGGATAAGTTTATGCGCAAAGGCCAAGAAGGCTTGGACGCAGAAGAAACCAAAGCTTTGACTGTTGGAACAGCAGCTACCGCCGGTAACTTGGCCCCAGAAGAGTATGTCGCAGAGATCATTAAGATCGTGACAGAAATCTCTCCTGTTCGCTCTGTTGCCCGTGTGCGCCAAACAAACTCAAAAGAGATTGAGATCCCACAAAAGACCGCAAACTTTGCAGCGGCTTGGACTGCGGAAACTGGCACACGCTCAGAGACTACTGGTTACACAACCGCATTAAAAACCATTCCAACGCACGAAGCTTATGCTCTGGTCGATATTTCGAGCCAGTTGCTTGAGGACAGCGCGTTCAACATGGAAGCGGAAATGAACCAAGAGTTTGCGGAGCAATTTGCTAAGGCTGAGGGCAATGCCTTCATCGTAGGCAACGGCACCAACAAACCAACAGGCATCACCAATGGTAACGTTGTAGCTCACACCGCCACAGGTGCAGCTTCTGCGGCTATCTCAACTGATAACCTGATGGACTTGGTACACGGCTTGAAATCAGAGTATGCGGCTAACGCTACGATGATGTTTAACCGCACAACTTTAGGCATCATTCGTAAGCTTAAAGACACTGCGGGCCAGTACATTTTCCAAACTGGTTTCTCAGGTCAATCTGGTGCGCCAAACACAATCATCGGAACCCCATATGTGGAAGCCCCTGATGTAGCAGATGCCGCCTCTGGCGCAAAATCTGTTCTCATCGGTGACTTCCGTCGCGGGTATATGATCGTTGATCGTGTTGCGTTGTCAGTATTGCGTGACCCATACAGCCAAGCATCGACTGGTCTTGTGCGCTATATCGCTCGCAAGCGTGTTGGTGGTGAGGTTGTTCTTGCCGAAGCTATGCGCGTTCTGAAACACGCAACTTCATAAAAGCTTAGGGGGAAGCGTTTCACGGGCGTTTCCCCCGACATTAGCCCTTAGGGAGTATAAGGTGGCTGAATTTAAAATGATTTACAGCGTGGTTGGGCAGACAAATAGCGCTGGAACCAAGACCCGCAAATATATGGCCGGTGAAACACTACCAACGGACAAGCCTTGGGAGAAGGCATTGGCTAAGGAAATGGTTGCAAGGGGCGCAGCGATTGAGGTGCAAGGCAACGCAGGCCCAGAAGAAACAAAGGCAAAGCCCCGCGCAAAGAAAAAAGCGTAGGCAGACAAAGGGAATAGGCCATGTCAGGTTTGGAAGAAGTCACAGGCCCAGCCGTTGAGCCTATCAGCCGTATAGAAGCGCGTGAACACCTACGCCTTGATGATGATGTTGATGATGCACAGGTGCGGGCTTATGTTTTGGCTGCGCGGATATGGGCCGAAAACTATACTGGTCGGGCCTTAATCACACGCACGGTTGCGCAATACCTCGACGCATTTTCCGAGGTGGAACAGCCGCTTTGGGAAGGTTGGAAAACTGGCCCTAACATAGTCAACTATCAAAATTTCATTGAGCTTGCGTTAGCCCCTGCGATTAGCGTGGCAAACATTAAATATTTTACAGATGATGACACCGAGCACACATGGGCGGCGTCAAACTATTACGTTGACACCGTGCGGAGCCCTGCGCGGATTGTCTTGCGTGATGGGGGCAGTTACCCGACCAGCTTGCGAGCGGCTAACGGGTTAAAGATTACTTATGATGCAGGGTATGGGGCGACACCACAGCTTGTTCCAGAGCCGATTAGGGTGGCCATGCTGCAATATACTGCTTTCCTTTACGAGCACCGTGGCGACTTCGAGCGGTTCCCGCCGCCCCAACCCCCAAAGGTTTTGACCCAGCTTCTACAGCCATATCAAATCATGCGGTTTGGATCATCACCCTACGGCACCCTAGTTCGGTCTGGCATCGGCTAATGGCTATCGGGGCAATGCGATACAAGGTGCAGATACAAAGCGCCACCAGAGCAGCCGATAGCGGCGGCGGCGCAGCCCTTACATGGGCTAAGGTTGCTGACGTTTATGCTGACATCACCCCAGAAAACTCTGCGGAAAGTGTTTTTGGACGCGACAATCAGATGCGTGATGTCACAAAGCTTAAGGTCCGCATTAGGTATCGTAAGGGCGTAACCACAAAGAACCGGCTGGTGCAGACCTACGCACACGAAGGCGTTACGACCACTAGAACCTTCAATATTACTGGCGTCATAAACGTGGACAACCGTTTTAGGTTTATGGAACTTTCTTGTGAGGAAGGGGTGCCAACGTGAAAACGAGTGTTACAGTTACCCGACAGAGCAAGGTTAAGGGCGTCACGGCTAAATATAACGCAAAGCTCAAGCAAATCATTGGCGCTGGCGGGCAGATGGTTATGAATGAAGCCAAGCAAAGCATTCAACAAAACTCAGGCGGCGGTAAAACCTATCAAAAGTATAAGCCCAGAAGAACGCACACGGCATCTGCAGAAGGACAACCGCCCAACACTGATACGGGCTTTCTTGTTTCCAATATATTTTTGCAGATCGACCCTGATGGGTTGGGGGCAGATGTTGAAAGTCGTGCCGACTATTCTGGTTATCTTGAGTTTGGAACGTCAAAGATGAGGGCCAGACCATACTTGCAACCGGCATTAGAGGCAAACCGTAGGAACATCATCCGCTTGTTTGCCCGCCTTAAATCGAGTGGTGTGTAATGGCTTTACATTCTTGGGAACTTCAAAAAGCAGTTTACGCACACATGAATGGAAGCGTCAGGGGCATTAGTGGCAGCGGCAACGAGAGCGTGGAATATACGGTAACGGTTGAAGGCGGTAAGTTTTACATCGACGGGGCACAGACCCCGACCCTTACCCTTAAGCGAGGCTCAACCTATAAGTTTAAACAGGATGCTGGCAGCAATAACTCCCATCCGTTTTACTTCTCAACCACTAGCGATGGCACCCACGGGGGCGGATCTCAGTACACAACCGGCGTCACGCATTACGGCACGGCGGGCAACGCTGGCTCTTACAGCTTGATCACGGTTGCAAACGGGGCACCCGACACGCTCTATTATTATTGCGCAAATCACAGCGGCATGGGCGGTCAGCTTACAATAACAGCGGCCCCAACGCCTGTGAACGTGCCGGTTTATGATGACGTTCCTGAGCAAACGGTCTACCCATATGTAATTCTTGGCGAGGAAACCGCCGTGAATAATGGCAGCAAAACGCTAGATGGCGTTGAGCACACGCTTACGGTTCACGCTTGGTCACAGTATCGTGGTCGGCGTGAGATAAAAGAGATTATGCAATCGGTCTATTCTTTGTTGCATAACTCTGCTATAACTGTGAGCGGAGCATCGTTGGTGAATATGCGGCAAGAGTTCGCTACGACACTAGCAGAAAATGACGGTATAACACGGCACGGGGTTATGAGGTTCCGCGCCGTTGTGTTTGATAGCTAAGGAGATAAAACATGGCGGCTCAAAAAGGTTCAGCCCTACTATTAAAAATCGGTGCAAGCGCTGCGGCTGCGGCGGCATCTGATACTTACACCACAGTCGGTGGTTTGCGTTCAACATCAATCAGCCTTAACCAAGAAACGATTGACGTTACCACAAAGGACAGCGGTAACGCGAGAGCTCTTCTTGCAGACGCTGGCGTGGAAAGCGTCTCGATTTCTGGTTCTGGTGTTTTCACTGACGCAACCTCAGAGCAAACTTTGCAGGGCGCTTTCGGCGGGGCAAATATCCCAAACTTTGAAATCGTTTTGCCTGACCTTGGCACCTATCAAGGCAAGTTCCAGATTACGACTTTGGAGTATGCCGGTGAGTACAACGGTGAGATGACTTACTCTATCACGCTGGAAAGCTCTGGCGCGGTTGCATTCTCGTAAGGAGTTATGAATGGGCTGGCAAAATACGTCCGTAGAGGTCGGTGAAAACACTTTCTCGGCCCACCGTAAGCAAAACACCTTTTCCGTTCCCTGCGCCTCTGGCTTGGAGGCTGGCGATACGTTTAAGGCAGATGGCAAAACCTATAAGGCCTCATCCCTGACCGATTGGTTAAACAGGGGTGAGGTTTTTCACTTTGAAGCAATGGAGGTCAAGAGTGACAAACCCAAAACGCGGAGAGCTACGCCTAGAGATGGCGGGGCAGACGTTTAACTGCAAGATCAATATGGATGTTATTATGCGGATGGAAGTCGGCATAGGCAAAAGCATCCTTAAGCTGGCCAACACGTTGCAAGGCGGGGATATGACAACGGCCGATATGGTTGCTTTCCTTACGCCTGTTCTGCGCTCAAGCGGCGATGATCTTAAAGATAAAGATGTGCAAAAGCTAGTTTGGGAAGCGGGCCTTACGGGTTCGCTGACAGCGGTTGCGGAAGTGATTACCTTTATTATCACAGGAAATGATAATGAGGGAAACGAACAGGAGGCGGCGAGCGCTTAGAAGAACTTCCTTGGGATACTTGGATCAAAACCGGCATCGGCAAAATGGGCCTATCGCCAAGTGAGTTTTGGGACATGAGTTTGCAAGAGTTTATTCTAGCGCTTGATGGGTTTGCAGAGTTTCATTCTGGAGGGGAGCCGCCGCCCCTAGCAAAGAGTGAGCTAGAAGAACTGATGGAAAGGTATCCAGACTAATGGCTACAACCGTTGATACCCTCTTAGTCCGCATTGAAGCGGATATGGCAGACCTTAAGCGCGACCTTGATAGGGTTGCCAAGCAGAGTGAAAGCGTTGGCGAGCGTATGAAGCGTTCGTTCCGTGGGGTTGGTGCGGCCCTTGCGGCGGTTGGTGGTGTGGCGGTTATGGGCCAGTTCATCAAGGCATCTGTGCAAACTGGTATGTCTGTTGAAAACCTACGGGTGCAGATGAACGCTTTGCTTGGAAGCGTTGATGAGGGTGGTAAAGCCTTTAAGATGATGACTGAGTTTGCGGCTGGTGTGCCGTTTAGCTTGGACCAGATACAAGCAGGGTCAGGTTCCTTAGCGGCGGCTGCTGATAACGCTGACGAACTGCGTGAGCTTATGCAGATCACGGGTAACATCGCTGCGCAATTTGGCATCCCGTTTGAAATGGCAGCGGAAAACGTGCAGCGAGCGCTATCTGCGGGTGCAGCCTCTGCCGACCTATTCCAACAAAAGGGCGTGAACGCTTTTATGGGCTTTGAGGCTGGCGTTTCTTATAGCTCAGGGGAAACAGCTAAGGTCTTGCAAGCTACGTTTGGCACGGGGGGAACGTCCGATGGCGCGATGGCCGAGTTTGCCAAAACAACCTCTGGCGCTCTTTCTATGTTCCAAGACGCGATGTTTAAAATGCGCCGTGCATTCGCGGAGGGTGGCCTTAACGAAGCTTTCAGCAAGATTGTAAAATCACTTGAGAACCTTGCTATTGCCTTAATCCCAGTCATGAAAGGTTTGGGGCAGCTTGTAAACGCTTTGGCGTCTGTCGTTGCGCCTATTATCCAAGGGTTAGCAGATAACCTTATGACCGTTGGGATTGTACTAGCGGCCCTTGCGGCAAGGTTTGTCCTAGTAAAGGTTCAAGCTTTAGCCTTTTCAGCGACGATATACGTTGTTTCCGCTGCTCAAGCTGCGCTTGCGGTGCATACTGCCACAGCGACATCTGCGCTTACGTTTATGCAAAAAGGTATTGTCATAGCTAGGGCTGGGCTGGTTGGTTTGGGCACTGCGCTCAGCGCCGTTGGGAAGCTTATGATGCGCTTTCTACCGATAGCGGTTTTAACTGGTTTGGCGTATGCGGTGCAGCTTTTTATTCAATTAAAAAATGGCGCGGGTGGTTTGTCGGAAGCGTTTGGCTTGCTCAGTGGTGCGCTTAAAGCGTTTGTTGATATACAGATAGCGCGGTTCGATAAGCTTATCTTGACGCTTTACAAATTTGCGCAAGGCTTCAAGCGCTTCTTTGCCTCAATTATGATAAGCATTACGGATAATATTCGTAAGGGTTTAAACTTTGCCATTACGGAAATGAACAAGGTTATCCCAGACTTTATGAAGATGGACACTATCCCCGCAAGCGCTGGGTTTGTTTCTTTCTTTAGAGATATGATGGACACGGCTGATGCCGCCATACTCGCAACCGATACGCAAATATCTGTTTTAAATACCACAATAGATGACCTCAAGGAAAGGTTTGCAGAAACTAAGCAAGCCATTGCTGACGCTTTTGCAGCGGGTGACGAGAACGCAGTCGTGCAAAGGGAAGCCGAGCTTAAGGCTTTAGGCGCGGCGATTGCAAACTTGAGTGATGATATTGCAAACAAGTTGACGCCGCAGATGTCAACTCTTTTAGATGGCGTCCAACAGTTTGGTGACGGGGTAACTAGCTCTTTCCGTGAAATGCTTGATGGCGCAAGCTTTAGCATGTCAAGCCTAGCTGATTTAGTTAAAACATCGGTCAAGGATATGATTGCGCAGTTGTTCCGTCTTATGGTTGTCAACAACGCTATAAACGCAATGTTCGGCGGCGTGTCAGGCTTTACCCCATTAAACTCGATTCCGTTATTCCCAGCCACACCCGCACAGGCTGGCGGCGGCACATTGCAGCGCGGGGTTCCAACTTTGGTTGGTGAGCGTGGCCCTGAGCTTATTGTGCCGAACGGCGCTTCTACAATTTTAAACGGGCAGAACACACGCGGGGCGCTTAGTGGTGGCGGCGGCACAGTCGTTAATCAAACGATTAACATAGAGACCGGCGTTGCGCAGACAGTGAAGGCTGAAATGCTTACTATGCTTCCGCAGTTTAAGAAGGACACGATGGCGGCGGTGCTTGATGCAAAGCGGCGCGGCGGCACTTACGGCAGAGGGTTTGCATAATGGCTTTGATTACTATGCCTTCCAGCCCCGCATTTACGACTAGCGAGTGGGGTATGCGGCGCGGGGTTGCGGTATCCACCAGCCCGTTTACGGGTAAGCAACAGACCTTTAAATATGCGCGGGCGACTTGGTATGCCGTGCTTAGCTTGCCCCCTATGAAGCGCGATCAGGCGGCTGAGTGGCAAGCTTTCTTTTTATCCCTTGAGGGACGGAGCAATACTTTTCTTTTAGGCGACCCAGACGCCAAAACGATAAGGGGCAACGCCACATCTGCGAGTGTTGGGGCATCGGGCGCTATTGGGGACGCCGTTGTCAACTTAACGTTAGGATCTGGCAAGACTTTAAACAAGGGCAGCTATATCCAGCTAAACACGGGGGCCAATGCGCGGCTGCACATGATTGTTGATAACAATACTGGAAACGGCACTTGTGCAATACAACCGCCCCTCAAGGCCGCTATAACGACCTCTACTCCCGTTGATTTAACTTCTGCGCAGGGTGTGTTCCGCATGGACAGCAACGATCTTACATGGTCGGCTAACGAGCTCAGCCTTTATGGCATCACCTTTAGCTGCACGGAGGTCGTATGAGCAGGACTATTAATGCAAATTTACTGACAGCTTTAATCGCTAATGATGTTGAGCCGTTTATTGCGATAGACCTTAGCTTCGACACACAGGATTTGCGCCTATGGTCAGGCCTTGGTGATAAACAAATAAATAATGAAACCTACACGGGCGCGGGAAGTATTCTTGGGGTGCAGGGTTTAGAGGAGGCGTCTGACTTATCTGCTAAGTCCGTCACACTTACCTTAAGCGGATTGAACGACACCTTACTTACGCGGGCGCTCGACGAACATTACCAAAACAGGCCTGCGAAGATTTACCTTGGCGTAGAGGGCCAGTCTGCAACGGTTGTTATCTTTGACGGGTTAATGAATACAATGTCCATCTCGGATGATGGTCAAGACAGCACGATTAGCCTTGTATTAGAAAGCAAGTTGGTTCGCTTGGAGAAAGCAAGCAACCGCAGATATACAAATGAAAACCATCGGGCGCGGCATAGTGGTGACACGTTCTTTTCCTATGTTGCTGACATACAGGACAAGGAAATCGTATGGGGACGCGAGAAAGCTTAAACGCATTTATAGATGAGTGCCGTGAGCGTGAGTTCGTTTGGGGCGTTCACGATTGCTTTACCTTTACCAACAACGCTTTCAAAGCAATGTACGGCAAGGGTTGGGGTGATGACCTTGAGGGCTTATACTTAAACACAGACGGAGATTTCGCTGGGTTTGAGGCATTGGCAAGGAAATACAAAAGACGGTCTGTGCTTCCGTTTATAGACGAGAGGTTGCAAAGGATTGATTTTGCCCCGCCGGTTGGTGCTTTGGTTGCATCAGAATATGAAAGCAGCTTCCATTTAAAATATGCGCTTGGATTATCGGTTGGTACTAAGGCTGTTTATTTGGACGAAAATGATATAACCTTTAGGTCATTCGAGAGTGTAAATTTTGCATGGGTTAAGCCGACATGAAACGTGATGAACCATTTAACGTGCTGATGCCAGCCGCTAAAACAAACTCTTGGGAGAACGTGCCAAGGGCAACGATGATAGGCACCATTGCGCTCAACGCGGTTGGTGCAAGCGCTTTTGCAAGCACTACCTTGCTTTCCATCGCTGGCGTGACGGTGCTTACTGGCGCGTCTCTTGTCGGCTCAATTATTATGTATGCGGTCACAAGTTGGGCAGCAAAGTCGAACCAACCCAAATTTGACCAAGGCGCTTTTAACTCAGATGGCTTGCTGGTCAATGCCCGTGAAAGCGCAGGGGCGCAGCAATTTGTTTATGGAAGCGTTCGTAAGGGCGGCACGATTAGTTTCTATGAAACGACTGGTGAAGATAATAAATTTTTGCACCAGATCATCGTCCTTGCGGGGCATGAGGTTGCAGACATACCTAGCATTTATATCAATGACAAAATACAATCACTGAACAGCAACGGTTTTGTCACGGATGCTGAGTGGGACAGTAAGATTAGGGTTTACAAGCACCTTGGGAACCAAACATCGGCAACGACACCTTTCGCTAACGTTAGCTCAAAGAACTTAGCAAACACATTAATCGCTGATAGTGAGCTTACCGGAGATGATGCGCTTAATAATAATTTCGTCGGTAAGGACACTGCGTATATTTATGTTCGATACGAATATGATCGTGAAGTGTTTGCAAATGGTTTGCCTAGAGTTACTGCGCAAGTTGATGGCAAAAAGGTTTTCGATCCACGGATTGGGTCACACCAGCGCTCAAACCCCGCCACATGGACATATTCCAACAATGCTGCGCTTTGTATAGCCGACTTTCTTTATGCCGACTACGGGCTTGGAGATGCGCTTATAAACGATAGTCAGCTTGCGGCAGCGGCAAACGAGTGTGATGAGAATATATCCTTGAACGGCGGCGGCTCTGAAAAAAGGTATGCACTTAACGGGGTCGTTGATGCCAGTCGACCAGTCGGCGGGGTTTTGGAGGACATGGTTACTTCATGCGCTGGGACTTTGTTCTATGGTGCGGGTCAATGGGTGCTTAAGGCAGGGGCATACACTACACCAGTCAAAACATTTACTGACGATGACATAAGAAGCGCTATCGGCATGGAAACTAAGATTTCGATGCGTGATAACTTCAACACTGTTCAGGGCACGTTTAGTGATCAGGCTTTCGATTACATTACCGGAGATTACCCACAAGTCACAAGCGCAACCTATGTCGCGCAGGACAATAACGAGGAACTTCTTTTAAACCTTGACTTGCCCTTTACCACAAGCGCCACGTCTGCGCAGCGACTTGCAAAGCTTACATTACTAAGGGGTCGTGAGCAGTTAAGTTTTACGGCAGAGTTCTCGACCGAGGCAATGGCGGTTGAGGTTGGCGATATTATTCGTATCAACCATGAGCGATATGGATTTACAAATAAGCAGTTTGAGGTTTTGTCTTGGCAACCTGTCGTGGAAGAAAACGATGGTGCGCTGCAAATTGCCATGAGCTTAAGGAGCACATCCCAAGCGGCTTTTAATTGGAACTCGCAAGACGCCACGGATACAACTAACCTGATTACGGTTGTTCCTGATGCTTCAACGAACTCAACCATTGGGAGCATCACCGCAACCAATACCGGCTTTGAAGATACTGATGGCACCTTTGTTCCAAGGATTACGTTAGATTGGCCAGACGCGGCGGGTGGCAACTTTTCTCATTACGAGGTGGCCCATAAGCTATCCACCGATGGGGATGCTTTGTATGAGGTTATGACACTTACGAGCAGCGTTGTATCTATCACTGGATATAAAGCTGGGGTGGATGTAAATTATAAGATAAGGGCGGTAAATGCTTCGGGGATTGCGGGCGATTATACCAACGTGGGATCTATTACTGTTGCTGGTGATACTGTTGCCCCCTCCGCGCCAACATCTTTAAACGCAAATGGCATCTTTCGCGCCGTATCTTTAAGCTGGACAAACCCAACCGCAAAAGATCTTTCTCATATTGAGGTATATCGAAACGTCATAAATAACAGCGGAAGCGCTTCAAAGGTCACAGAAACGAATGCTGAGTATTTTGTTGACAGTCCTTTGGCTGGTAACACAGCCTTTTATTATTGGCTTAAGGCAGTTGATTTTACCGGCAATAGGTCTGCGTTTTCTTCTATGGCAAATGCCACCACAACGTTCATATCTAGCGCTGATATTCCAGCCAATACAATCACAGAGACGGACATCGCGGATAACAGTATTTCGACGGGTAAAATTCAAGCAAACGCTGTGGACACCAACCAACTGAATGCAGATGCGGTCACGGCTGGAAAGATTTTAGCTGGATCAATAAATTCAGCGGCTATCGCAGCGGCGGCTATTTCTACTGAAAAGCTTGAGGCGGGTGCAATTACAACCGCAAAGCTTGATATTGATGAAGCCCTTACTTTGTCTGGCCCTACATCTGGTTTCATTGCTGGCAGAACATCACAATCTGATTTTGGAACTGATGGATTTTACATTGGGAGGACATCTACAAGCGGAAATTCGCCAACAGGTTTTCAGCTTTCCCATACAAGCCTAGCAAATAACAATCATCCTCAGCTTAATAGCGGCACAGCACAAGCTGTGATCCATGATGATGCAAGTGGTTTGCGGGTTTATGAGCCTGTTTTTTATCAAAGAGGCAATGCATCAGGAAGTGATCAATTAATAACAGCGGCGGGAAATGGTAATACCCTTACACTGGCGAAGGGTGAAGTTCATACTGTCACTTTGATTGGTGGCGGCGGCGGCGGTGGGTCTGGATCGAACGAAAGCAATACGGGCAACTCTGGTTCACAAGGCGGCACTACCACAATACAAATCAGTGGATATTCTTCTGGTTCTTATAATGGATCAAATTCCTTTAATGCAACGGGGGGTAATGGTGGCGCGGGCGGGGCTTTACTTGGAACTCCAAATGGACAAATAGGTCATGCTTCAACATTTGGTAATGGTGGTGCGGGTGGCAATGCTGGGACCAACCAGTCAAACCCAAATGCGGGGTCGGCCCCTTCTAATACATCTTACGGCGCAGGGGGTGGCGGCGGCGGTTCTTTTGTAACGAACGATTATAGAGGTTTTGGAAATAATGCCCAAGGGGATGGCGGTGACGGTGGCTTTGCGGCCCAACCCGTAACTGTCACTTTTGACCTTACAAATTCAAACAATAACGCAACACTAAAAGCAAATAATATCGGCGGCGGCGCGAGCGGCTCAAATAGTGGCTCAGGTTCCGGTGGCTCTGGTCGAAAAGGGGTTGTCGCGGTTACTGGTGTTCTTGACGGGTATACCCCCATCACCCTTGCTGATTTAAAAGATCAAGCGCCACCTTGGGATAGAGGTGCGGCAACAACATCAAACACAATGACAAACTATGACACCGGAAATACATCTGGCGTTGTGGTTGCTGGTCGAAATAATGGTGCAAGGTATTTTATCGCACAAGTTTACAACGATACAAATGTAAACAATGCTAATTTAAATATAAATGGAACAGGAAGCTGGATGAGAGTTACAGGGATTGGCGGTGTACAAAACGCAGTAGCAAACCCTTTATATGCCAGAACTGGAACGGCGATAACTTTGCAAGTATTTGGTGGCCAGTATTATATGGAAGGGTATCTTGCCTCTGGTGGTAATGTCGTTCACAGCCGAGGCCATAGCAAAGTCTTATATTGGAATGTTTAAATAAGGGAACAAAATGTTTCTTAAAAAGTTGCAGAAGCAACCAGAAATAATTTTTAGATGTCGCGAAGATATGATCGAGGCACTGCCTCATCCAGTAAAAGCTTCAAAACTTTTGCCGCGTTGGTTTAAGAAACTTGCAAGAGATATTGAGGGTAACGATGTTGCTGCTGTGGGAACTGTTAAAAGGTGCGTTCCCGTTTTGGACGCTTGCTCTCAGGGTTACATAATCCCCTTATGGGGTGATTTACATGTAAAGGTGACTGAGCTTTACCATTTACTTGATAAAAGCCAAAATATTATTGCCACAGTAAATGAAGATAAAAAGCCTGACGCGGTTGGGCGTTTGATTGATGGATTTGAGGTTGCAAGCGTTGAGCGCAAGGGGTTGCATATTTGGTGCAAGTTTCCAGAGGGTTTTGATGCTGGTACTGGCGGTGATATAGGAACTCATAGCTGGGAACAAGTTGGGGAAGATTGCAGTCTAAGCAAGTTTGAACTCGGTCAGGTTTTACTTAAATTCACAAATCCTTGGGTTATCGAAACCACTAAGGGCTGGTCTGTTCAGTTTAAAAATCCATCAAATAATTGGGATAATGATATACAAATTCTTGAGGGGGTGGTGGATACTGACGCATATCATCAGCAAGTAAATTTCCCATATGTTTGGACGGGAAATAAGGTTGGAGACTGGATTATCCCAAAGGGCACCCCTTTAATACAAGTAATACCGTTTGAACGGCAAAAAATAAAAATGGGCATTGGGCTTTACGATTTTGCTAAAATGACAAAGACAAACGCTTTGCTGATGTCATCTTTCAAGGACAAATACCGAAGGTTCTTTTGGCATAAACGTTCTAAGTAGACGGCAAACCGCTTTGATGTTATATTCGGGGCGCATATGCACTTTTACTTAAAGGAGGCCAGTCATGGCAACACTTGGAGATCGGGTCTTTGATGCGGGCCTCTCAGCTTTAGATACCGAAGCAAATAAGATTTTAGTTACATCACAGGAAGCGGGCACGTTTACGGAAGCCAACGCAACCTATGCTCTGGGCAACTCAACGAGCCTTTCAATCGCAGCACCCTCAGATAGAACAGGTGGCGGGCGTAAGGTGACGGTAACAGCTATCTCAGATGGCGCAATTACTGGCACAGGCACGGCAACGCATTACGCGATAGTTGACACAACTAACAGTCGCTTGCTCGCCACAGCGGCCCTTACAGCCTCGCAGTCAGTAACGAGCGGCAACACCTTTACTCTGGCAACTTTCGACATCGGTATCCCAGACCCATCTTAAAAAACTCAAATTGGAGGTTGGTCCATGGCTCTTGTTGTTAAAGATCGTGTGAAAGAAAGTTCCACCACGACAGGAACGGGAACTTACACATTGGCAGGGGCCGAAACTGGCTTCCAAACGTTTGCTGCGATAGGTAATGGAAACACGACTTATTATGCAGCCACAGCGGTTGACGGGTCTGGCTTCGAGGTTGGGATAGGCACTTATACGGCGTCAGGGACAACCTTGGCCCGTAACACTATCTTATCTTCTTCCAATAGTGATAACGCTGTTAGCTGGGGAGCAGGTGAAAAGCTTATTTTATGTGTCCAGCCAGCCGATAAGGTCAATATGCTGGACGCGGATGGTAAGGTTACGGGAACATCGTTTGCGTCCTCAATAGATTTAAACCCTATTGCAGCGCCAAGCCATGCAGAGGGGCGGGTATTTTATGACAGCACCCGTGACAGCCTAGCTTACTATAATTCCAACAGCGCGATGACTATTCACGCAGGGCAAGACACTGTTCTGCGGGTTTACAATAACAGCGGCGGGAGTATCGCAGCGGGATCACCCGTTTACCTGACAGGCGAAACTGGCGCGGTTCCTACCATTGCAAAGGCAACCGCATCAGGAACACTTGACCAAGCCTATGCGGTCGGTGTTTTACCGACAGCTATCGCCG